GCGAGGGTCTGCGATGAGGTCTGGGATCAGGTCCGGGCTCAGGTCCGGGCTCAGGTCCGGGCTCAGGTCCGGGATCAGGTCTGGGATCAGGTCGGGGTTGCTTTCTATAGCCAGCACGAAGCCGGATGGCTCTCATGGGCATCGTACTTCCATCGCGTTTGCAACCCCACCGGAGCCGAGAAGATCGAGCCGCTTGCTCAGATCGCAGCCAACTGTGGGTGGGTTTGGTTTTTCGCAGGCGCCGTGATTATCACAGATCGGCCGCGTATTCTCCGCCGCGATGATCAGAACCGGCTCCATTGTGAGGATGGACCGGCACTCGAATACCGTGACGGATTTGCGATCCATGCGTGGCACGGAACGCGCGTTCCGACTGAGTGGATTGAAGATCGTCCCAGCCTAACCGCCAAAATCGCTCTGACGTGGCCGAATGTCGACCAGCGTGCAGCGGCGTGTGAAATTCTCGGCTGGCACAACATCATCAATTCGATGAACGCGCGGATCATCGATGCCGATGACGACCCGCAGATTGGTCGGCTTGTTGAGATCGATTTACCTGATCACGGCCCGCAAAAGTTCATCCACGCAAGATGCGGCACCGGCCGCGAAATCGCGGTCATGGCCGACGCACGGGCCACGACGATCCTGGAAGCGCAGGCTGCGTCCTACGGCCTAAGCGCCAGCGACTTCATCATCCCTGAAATCAGAACCTGAAAGGAACGAGCATGAAGACTTTCGAGAAATGCGCTGCGCAGGGCGACGTAATGTTTATCCGGGTGGCAACAATCCCGAATGGCTTGACGGAGCAGAGCCCCAACAACAAAGGCGAGTTGGTTATCGCCCATTCCGAAACGGGCCATGACCACGTCATGGTTCTCGACCGGTCTGACGCCCTTCCGGCAGCGCAGATGTTCAACGGCGATAACCCGCTGATTTCATGGCTCAAGGTCAATCGACCAACGGCGCTGGATCACAAGCGCGACCACCACCGGCACGACAGCATCCAGTTTCAGCCCGGCATGTACGAAATCCGCCGTCAACGAGAGCAGCGGCCAGAAGGCTGGCGCCGCGTTGCCGACTAACCCCCAGCAGGCGGCGCGAATGCCGCCCAAGGAGCCTATCAATGCGCTCTGCCGATCTTTTTCTCAACGCCGCGTGCGAATGGGCTGCCTCCAATCCATGGCGCATAGCTCAGGTGATTGTCCTGTGCGTCACGGCTCCGTGCTGGGTGGAGAGGTTGTTGCCATGAGCGCAGTTGCCCGTTTCCGCTCATTCGAGTCCTGCGAAACAGCAGCAGTCGCATCAGCGGTTGCCGATCTTGGCGACCAGCTCGCCTGCAAGGAGCGCGTTCTGAATGCGCTCACCGAGATCATGAAATTCGAGACCGATCCTGTCTTCGCCAAGCTGGCGCAGAGGCGATTTCTCGACCTGACGAACAAGGAGCCCGAACATGTCGCATGAACAGATCAAGCCTGCCGACATCGTTGCGACGGTCGAGGCAAACCCCGTGTCGGTGCTCACCGACGAAACGCTCTACTCCACATTCTACAAGCATGGGAAGGCGGAAATTGACGCATTTGAGCCCAATCTGGCTACCGCGTCGAGCCGCAAGGAAATTGCGTCTCTCGCCTACAAGGTGACGCGGACGAAAACTGCTATCGACAATGCCGGGAAGAAGCTCAACGAGGATGCCCGCGCGCAGATCAACGCTGTTGATGTGCAGCGCCGGAAGGTCCGCGAGGACTTCGATGCTCTCGCTGAACTGGCCCGCAAGCCTCTCACCGATTGGGAAAAGCAGGAAGAAGCCCGCGTAGAATACTGCAAGTCCTTCATCAAGGCGATTGAGGATTGCGGCAACGGGCTGATTGGCGGCGAAAGCTACCCCTTCCCGATCCTTCTGCGGGAGCTTGAGGAAAAGATCGTCATCACGTCCGAGCTTGGCGAGTTCGAGGAACAGGCTCGCGTTGCGCATCGCATCGCGATCGATAAGGTGAGGACGCACTTCGAAGCCCACATGAAGGCCGAGGCTGACCGGATCGAGCTGGAAAAACTCCGGGCCGAAGCCGCCGAGCGAGACCGGATTGAGGCCGAAAGGCGTGAGGCTGAGCGCCTTGCCGCCGAGGCTGCGGAACGTGAACGCGCCGAAAAGGAACGGCAGGAACGCGAAGCCCGCGAGCGGGCCGAAGCGGCGGAGCGCGCGCAGAAGGAAGCTGCGGAACGCGAGCGTCGTGCCGTCGAGGCCGCACGCATCGAAGCCGAGAACGCCGCGAAGGAGGCTATCGCCAAAGCCGAGCGCGAGAAGGCCGAGGCTGTCGCCAAGGCTGAAGCCGAGGCGCGCGCCGTCAAGGAAAAGGCTGAACGCGAAGAGCGCGAGCGGCAGGAGGCTATCGAGCGCACCAAGCGCGAGGAAGCAGCCCGTCAGGCCGACCGTGAACATCGCAGCAAGATCATGGGCGAAGCCAAGGCCGCTCTGATCGACACCGGCGCGGACGAAGACCTCGCCAAGAAAATCGTGCTGGCAGTTGTCGCCGGTGAAATCCCCCACATCACGTTGAGGTTCTGACTATGAGCGCAGCACTCGAAATCCAGGAGCCGCAGGGCCGGCAGATCGTGAGCGATGCGCGACCGGAGAACGACAACCCCGTCGTTTCGATCCTGTCGCGTCTTGTGATGGACCCGAGCCTACCCGTTGAACGGGCTGAACGCGTCTTTGCCATGTACTACGAAGCGCAGGATCGCGCGCGTCAACAGGCAAGGGAAGACGCGGCCATCGCCGCACGCAATGCATACTTCGCGGCTATGTCGGCATGCCAGAAAGAACTGCCTGTTGTCGTCAAGAACCAGCGAAACAAGCACACCAACTCTGACTATGCCGATCTGGCCGCTATCGAAAAGCAGGCCATGCCGAAAATTCATGAGCATGGTTTCGGCGTGACGTTCCAGCCCTGCGGCTACAACGAACTCGGCGAACTCCAGATCAAATGGCAGATCAGCCATTCCGGCGGTCATGTCGAGAGCGACATTGCCGGTATTCCGGTGGACGGCGCGGGCGCGAAGGGCGGGATCAATAAGACCGGAACGCAGGCGTTCGGCAGCACCGCGACTTACGGTCGCCGTTACCTCCTTTGCATGCTGTTCAACATCAGTACGGGCGATGACCGGGACGGAAATCGGGTTCCTGACGAGCCATTGGAAAGGATCAATGAAGCGCAGTTGAATCGGCTTCGCGATCTGCTTGAGCAGACAGAATCCGATGTTGCCAAGTTCTGCGAATTTGGCCGGTTCGAGGCGTTGCCCGACATGCTCGCCAAGGACTTTGACGCTGCTATTCGACTGCTGGAGCAGAAGAAGGCGAGGATGGAGGCAGGCAAGTGACCATCATCCGCGTCATCGATATGGAAACCACCGGCATGGACCCTTCGTCCGAAGTGATCGAACTCGGATGGTGCGACTATGAGGTCGAGACGAGAGGAATAAGCGACCCCGTCTCCGTGCTTTTCCACGTCGGGGTCATTCCTCCAGAAAGTCGGGCCGTCCATCATATCAGCCTGTCCGATATTCCGACGACCGCGCAACCCTTCGATGCGTTCGCCGACGTCTTCATGCCGGCCGATACGATGGCGATCACCTTCTTCGCCGCGCACAATGCGGCGTTCGAGTGCCAGTTTCTCGGTTAGATAGAACATCGCCGTGTCATATGCACCTACAAGTCCGCGCTGCGAATTTGGCCGGATGCTCCATCGCATACGAATGGCGCGCTGCGGTACTGGCTGGAAGATGCCGACAAAATTTCTCTGGACGCGGACAAGGCGTACCCAACCCACCGCGCCGGCCCTGATGCCTACATCACCGCCCACATATTGCGCGCGCTGTTCGAGGCCGGGGCATCGGGCAGGGAGATGGTCGCGTGGACAGGCGCTCCCGCCGTTCTTCCAAGGTGTCCAATAGGAACTCCCTGGCGCGGCATGAAGTGGTCGGATGTTGATGCCGGCTTCCTTGGCTGGATGGCGCGCAAGGAAGACATGGAGCCCGATCATCGATGGAACGCCCAACGTGAACTCGATCGGAGGCAGGCGGCATGATGGAGATTTTCACGGACCTGGAGCAGGGATCGTCGGAATGGTTCGCATGTCGGGCAGGCATCCCTACAGCCAGCAAATTCGCGACCGTATTAGCAAAGGGTGAGGGCAAGATCCGCTCGAAATACATGCGTCAGTTAGCCGGGGAGGTCATCACTGGTGAGCCCGCTGAGACCTTCAGCAACTCGCATATGGAGCGCGGCCATGCCATGGAAGATGAGGCTCGTCAGACATACGCCTTTATCAACGATGTTGAGCCTGTCCGCGTCGGATTCATCCGCAACGGGAACAAGGGCGCTTCGCCTGATAGCTTGATCGGAACCAATGGCGGTTTGGAGATAAAATCCGCCATTCCCGAGATCCAGATTGATCGCCTAGAGCGAGGTAGGCTGCCCCCGGAACATGTCGCCCAGGTGCAGGGGTGCCTGTGGGTGACTGAGCGGGAGTATTGGGACTTCGTTTCCTACTGGCCTCGCCTGCCCGTCCTGACTGTCCGCGTCCACCGCGACGAGGAATACATCAAGACGCTTTCCGACGAGATCGACCGCTTCAACGACGAGTTGGCGGCGCTGGTCGACCGCATCCGTCGATACGGCCAGCCGGCCTTGAAGATGGAAGACCTGCCGGAGTCGGCACGGCTTCTGATGGCGGGGTGAGCGATGGGCCAGACCGTCATCCTTCGCGGGCCTTCTCAGCGATCATTCGCCAAGCAGTTGATCGACCGCGCGCCGACCGATGCCGTCGTGACGATCCGTGAGGCAACACGCACGAACGACCAGAACGCCAAGATGTGGGCGATGCTGTCCGATGTGTCTCGTGCCAAGCCGGCAGGCCGGAAGTGGACGCCTGAGACGTGGAAAGCAGACTTCATGCACGCCCTCGGCCATCAGGTGCAATTCTGCGAAGGCCTCGACGGCACTGGCCCGTTCCCGCTCGGCTTCCGGTCATCCCGGCTCACGGTTCGGCAGATGATCGATCTGATCGAATGCATCTACGAATACGGATCACGCCACGACGTGCAGTGGTCCGAACCTCCTTCGCTCATGGTGAGCGAACCCGGCGGCAGTCATTCCCCCTCCCCCGAAACCCCGGCTGCCGCCGGCCCCCATTCCATGAGAGGCGCCGCATGAAAAAGCGCACGACACTCCGCCGCGCCCCTGAGC